CGGTCTGTTCGTTTCCGTCCTTGTCAACGACAACCTCTTCCGGGAAGTCTACGTTGTTCGCCCACCATATCGAGTTGACGTTCTGCCGGACTCCGTTAGACAAGTCGGAGACCATCTGATTCAAATTGTCAAGTTCTCCAAGCTGACGCTCGAAGCATCCCATGTAGTCAGCCGCACGTTTCCACTCGATTATCGGAATCAGACCAAGTGGATTAGTCTCACCGCTTCGGTCACGCTCCTGCCATGAAATACCGTTCGCTGTCGGAGTGCCGTTCTGCACAACACCACCAATTCCGTCAATCTCATATCGGGCATCTTCCGTGAAGCAAGTGAAGTGCAGATTCATTTTTGAGTCCATCGAGTATGTGACTCCAAGCATGATACGGTGTCCAAGTCTGCTTGAGCGGACAACGAATGTGAACCGTGGGTCAAGTACATCATAGGTGAAGTACGACCTGCCCTTACGCCAATGAGTATTAACGTCAATGAACGTATATCCTACTCCGCAAATCTCAACGAACCGTGCAAGTTCCTGTTGCTTTCTGCCGTTGAACTCGGATGAATACATCTCGTTAAGGAGCGCAATGCCCTTGTTTTCGTCCTTGTTGTCGCTTCCGGTGTCAGTTTCGCCACGCTGAACAAGCGTCACGGTATTGCCCCAAACGAAAGCACATTTGAACTCTGTGATTTCATTGGCTACGTTATCGACAACCTGTGCGTCAATGTCGGTCCGTGTAAGTTTCTTCTGCGGAAGCGGCTGTATTCCGGCTTCAAAGTTGAGCAGTTTCTCGCACTCACCGGAATTGACGAGATGCTTCATGTAGGCATCCTGCAATACCTTTGCGATATTCGATTCATTTATCACGGTCTCGTCCGTATAAATCACACGGCGGCCTGTCATCTCGCCCAACTTCATCAGTTAAACCTCTTTCCGCTCGAAGTAAAAACAGGACGTATCGGAGTGACGGATAATGTCTTTTCAGCGTTGTAAGTCAGCGTTATCCGGCAGTCGCTACAATCGACCCTGTGTATTGTCTCTGAGTGTGTCTCGACCTTGCCAAGCACCTTGCGGCAACGTGGACACTTGATAATCCGAAAATCTAAGTCCATAACTGCAATCAAAAAGGCACCTACGGGGCTTAGCCATAGGTGCCGTTGTTATTTTCAAATTTTGTCAGTCTAAAAGTAGCACAAAACGCCGTGACATTTGTGACAACTTTCATTTTTCGGTTGATTTCTATAAGACTTTGCCTTTGCAGAACCGCCAGAAAGCCTGTTTTACTCCGTCCTCAGTATTGCCGCCACCCATTTTTGTAGCGACTTCCGACCATGAGAGTTGGTCTATGCAACGATACGTGATAATCCGCTTAATGTGCGGATCAGTGATGCTCCGAAGGAATCTTTGGACTTCCGCTCGTTGTTCACATAACTCGATTTGGTGCTGTGCGAGTTGCTTGTATTCGTCATTCAGACGGATTCTCTTCGTGAGAAGCGCAGTCTTTAGCTTGTCATATTCAGGAACCGGTATGCCCTCGATGATGAACCCTTGCCATCCACCTTCACCGCCATAAACCTTATCAGTGACCTTCTCACCACTCTCGATAGCTTTCAGTTTACGGTCTATCCGCTCAATATCATCTGCTGTCTTTTCGATTTGTCGGTTCGTGTCTGCGATATAGTCAATCAAATCGCAGTAGTGTAGCAATGTATCACGGCTTATTACCATCTGCCACCTCTCGTAATTGTCGTCTTTGTCGTGTACGGATTCTCAACAAACATTGCAAGCTGCGTGAGACTGTCAACTCCGTCATCATGTGTGTTCTTGCCAACCGTAACGAACATACAGACCTCTTGCATGGCTTCTTCGTACTCGGCTGACCGTTCGTATCGTGTGATTCCAAGACGTTTGTCCTCGGCTTTTTCCTCAGAAGTCCGTCTATGCTCGTCAAGGAAAATGAAGTTCCGCTTAATGTCTCCGGCATAAGCATTGATCTTTGCCATTTTATCCATGTTGTTCGGCGCACGTTTCGCAGTACATGAGCATTTCCACCCCTGATTGCTGAGTTCGTCATCGACATACTGGCAGTACATATCTCCACCTGCGTTGCCCTCAAAGCGCATGACACGGATTTCATTCGCAATGATTTTTCCGACCACACGGGGAATCGTGATTTCCTTTGCTCCCTTGTTGAACACCCAATCGAAGATGTAAACGTCACCGTTCTCATACTCTCGTCCGATAGGCATTGACAGCGAGTCGCCGCCACCAAAGGCAACGTCCACGACTGCCACGATCCTTGAATCACCTTCGGGCAGTATGCCGTTGAAGTATCGGAGTTCGTCAGCCGGGAATAGCAAGCCCTCTCTAACGAACGGCATTTGCTGATATTTTGCCATCCACTCAGGCTTATCCAACCTTTCACGCATCTCTCTGTAATACTGAGTCGAGAAACCTTTGTACTCGTAAGCGAAGTTGGATTCATCGGTTATCGGGTCAAGCGCAGGAATACGCCGGAAGAAGTAATCAGGTCTGTCACCGTACTGCAATCTCATTCGCTCAAGAGGGTCAAGCACTGACCAGAGCGTTCCGACCATTAAGACCCTTGCTCCGTCATTCAGTCGGTCAAACATCTTGTTCAGCATTTCTTGAAACGTGTTCTCCATGCGAGTAGGAGAGAGCGAGTGTTCTCTGTCACGGATCAAGTCATCGACATAGAGATAACCGTCAAACGAAATATCTACCGCACCTGTCCAAGTGCCATCAATTCCTCTGCAAGTAGTCGTAGCGAACCTATCCGAGTGTCCAAGCGTAATTGTGAACTCGTCAGCGGATTTATCACGGAGCATCGTGAGTCCAGGATTCATTCGCTCATACAGTTCCGCAAAACAATATTCCTCGGACGTTATGAGGTTGAGCAGTTCCTTGTGGAACCCTTTTGCAAGTATGCCGGAGTGACCGCCCATCGCATTATGTGAATCGGGTCTCTTGCACATAATCCACGACATAAAGAAGATGCAGATAGTGGACTTTCCGACTCTGGGTGCCATCGACAATCCGTAGAAGTTGAATTTTCCATCCTCAAGGTCTTGAAGGTCTTGCACGACCACATGGAGCGTCATTCTTCTCGGCTCATAGAATCGCTTCTCGTATGGTCTGTTCTTCTCCATGTACAGGATGAAACTGAGAAACAGATATTTGCTCTCGAACAAAAGGAACTTCTCGTAGTATTGTCCGTAAACAGTCTCGGAAGTCTCAATGTTCTTGTACATTGCCTTTGTGCGAATGTACTTGCATATTCCCATCCACCAGTCACGATGCTCAAAGTCAACGTCAACTTCTCCGGCTTCTTCGGCTTGATAGCAGAGTCCGAGCATATCTTCAAGCGCAGTCTCGTCAACTCCGTTCTGCTCAATATACTGTTTGATGATTAGCGCAGTCTGTTGTCGCTCTGTAAGTTCAAGTTCCGGCATAAAAAAGTGGCTACTCCATTCTTGAAATAGCCACCAACGCTGTTGCAACACCCACACTACGGATGCGCCAATATCATATCAATTTTTCACTATGGTTTTTTTGACTTCGATGATCTTCACTCCCGAAGAGTCCTTCCGAAGTTCGCAGTCCATGCCCCTTGAAAGGATATGCGCTATCTCAATCGACCGTTCGTTTATCTGTTTTTGAATTTCCGCTAATGTCATTTAGCACCTCGATAGATAGTTTATCAAGACTCCGAAGAAGGATAGCAGTGTACTCAATCAACTCTTCACGGCTCATTGTCTCAAGAGCCATCTTGTAAGTCTCAATCGGTGTCATCATCGTTCCGTTCCTTGTAGCTGACCGGATATTTGTGAGAGAACACGCCAAGCTCTCCGCACTTATTGCACTGGTGTACATAGAGTGGTTTGGTTCCGGCATTAAGTGTCTTTCCGACAAATATCATCTCGCCGCCACCGCAGTCGTCACACATCATGCGTTGAATGACCATTCCGCAGCACCTTACTTCTCCGTGATATTCTCTCTAGTCCACCAAAGGCAAATGCAGTTCCAAACGAAAGCACGGTCATGCGGTTCATCTGTCCAACCATCGAGCCACTTGAGATAATGCCGTACCGCTGAGTCAACGTAACTCGATTCAGGGATTCCCTTCTTCCAGTTGTCAACTCCGTACTTGGCTGCTCCGTTCTCAAAGTGTTTCGAGACCTCAATCATCATCATCGGCACGGATATATCTCTCTTCCGGCAGAAGTGCCTGATTGCTCTCCCCAAGTCCGTCACACGACCAGTACGAAGAAAATCATCGAGTGCCATGAGAACAGGATCGCAAGGAATCAGGTCATCGTTATTGACAATCCAGGACACGATACCAAGCGGCATTAAATGGGGCATCCCTTTTCCGGGGGTAATATCACGAACCGCACCTGTCTCAAATTCCTGTCTCTGACCGGAGTCCTTAATCACTCCGCAATCATCATCTCTGCAAGTCTGGTAAATCTCTGCATGATCCGTACAACGTTCGTCACTCAATGTCGAATACCCTTTCTGCAATCCTTTTTGCTACCTGATAGTGTGACGGTGAAAAGCCCTCGTCAATTTCCCGAAGCGCACTGATGATTGAGTCCTGAATCGCAACCCTGAACCACGGATGATTCCGGTAAGCATCGACCATCGTCTTGCAAGCATTTACGAGTTCCATGACTTCATCCTCGGTCATATTCGTGTCTTTATCGGTCAGACGAGAAAAATTAACTCCGCACATAAACAACTGCCTTTTTTGATTTTTTAAAATTTTTCAAGAGCCGAGAACTCCGTATCAATGTCTATGTCATCGTCCGAAGTGTATCTCTTACTCTTGCCATTAACCGTTATAAAGCACTCCGACTCATTCTGCTTGAAACAAATCCCACTATCAATTCCATGCTGTAGCAGGAGAGAATGTATCGAGAGACATTTATCAAGAAAACTGTTTTTATCAGCCATTAATTAACCACCTAGTAGAAATCGAGTAATAATATATATTTATATATCAGCAATTATGGGGATTATATTTATATACCATTACTCCGTATTCAAAGATTAAATAATATATCTTCAATCCAATAACTATGATTGGGATTAATATGTTTATATATAACACCAATACCTATATCCAAAGATTATTTAATATATAAGCTACATATCCCATTAATCAAATGGAGAAGAATGAGTAGTATATATTATTATATAATATCCGTTTTTGGCATTTTCGGAACTTGAGGGGTTCACCCGGCGCGGCCATTGCATGGCAGGAACCCCGCCAACGTCAGCAGGACGGAAACAGCTAGGAAGAACGCCGGAAAACGTTTTAATTGTTTGCCAATCATACACAATTCGTTTCATCTATTCGTTAAACCAATGTTTTGCGAAAAGATGGGAAAACAGGAACGCCGAAAAACCGCATAAATACGGGCTTTTTTGGCATTGGCTATTGTTTGGAATTGATACACAATTCTGGCACGGTTTATCCCTCATTTTGTCCGCTATTGTCTGATAATTGGCTATCGGTTAAAGCTGCCTTGTAACGATCCGCAATAGCTTTTGCGTCCTCTTTTGCGGAAACATGTACCACTTCTTTTGTGCTGCCGGGAAGATTCCACCCTTTTTCATGGTTCAGTACAGCTAATAAACCGATAGGCTGTTTCTTTCCGGAGATCAGCAAGTCAGAGAGACTTTCTTCCCTGGCTTTATCTAAAGTTTTGTAGATGCAAGAAAAAGCCGGGTTTAGTTCTCTTGCTTTTCCAATACTCCAATCATATATAAGCGTTCTACTAATCCCAATTAAAGAACAAAAAGAAGTAATATTAACGGCTTTAGAATATAGATTGCATAAATATATATAATGCTCTAATAAACCATTTATTAAATCTATATCGTTATAATCAATAATAGAATTGCATTTACTATCTCTTAATAATGATTTATCAATAGGTTTAAATATATGGTTATATATATATTTAATGCAAGCATTCCATTTATTTTGGGTACTTGATTCTAAATCATTTATATCATACTCAATACAAAAATCATTTATACAATCGTCAATTCTATTTGTGTAATAGTCTAATGTATTTGTATCAGGTTCTAATTTTTCAGCCATATATACAAATCCTTTTATACTTCTTTCCTTGTCATATCCGTAAAACAAGCCAAATATAAAATACATAGTATTTTAAAATCAATCATTTATACAAAAGTTCGTCAAAAATACTATATGCGGATCAGTGCCGGAATAGTTGCGGACGGAGACAAGGACCGAGACCAAGCCGGAAAATTTAAAGCGGATCAGAGCCGGAGACAAGGCAAGCCGGGAACACTGGACAACACTTCTTTTCGTCCGAGACCATACAGCACGGA